GTGCAGTATTTCGGCGTCGACACCTTCACCACCGGCATCTACCGGACCTGGTACGGGCTCTACAATCCCGTTGCCGCCGCGCAGCTCGCGTCGTGCCTGATGCTGTTCGTGTTCCTGGTGCTGCTGCTGGAGCGCGCGGCGCGTGGCCAGGCCCAGGTGCATCACAGCTCGACGCGCTACCGTCCGTTGCCGGCGCATCGCCTGAAGGGCGCCAAGGCGGCGTTGGCCTTCCTTACCTGTGTGCTGCCGATCCTGATCGGTTTTCTGATCCCGGCGCTGGCGCTGCTGCGCCTGATCTGGAACGACGACAGCGGCCTGGACGGCGAGCGGATGCTGCGCCTGTCGGGCAACTCCTTCCTGCTCGACTTCGATCATCAGAAGGCGGCGTTCGAGAGGCCGGCGCGGCCCGCGTTGTCCTCCGCGAGCCGGTTGACCTGCGACAGCGTCAGCCCGCTTTGCCGCCCAAGGCCGTTGAGCGAGACGGTCAGAGCGTCGGTCTGCTCTTTCCAGCGCAGATAGGCGAGCGCCGCCGCGCCCGCCGCCGCGGCGGCGAGGGCTGCCGGATGCACCGCATAGCGGAGCAGCGTCGCGCCGAAATCCCTCGCCGCGGCGCCCGCGCCGGCCTGGGCGGAGGACAGGATGTCGAAGACCTGCGCGCCTTGCGACGCGAGAATTTGCATCGGCGACGCGCCCATGGCCGCCATCGTGCCGACGTCCTGCATCTGGCGCGACAGGTTGAGCCATTCGTGCCGAAGCAGCCCCGCGCTCTTGGCGTTGTCGTTGAGACCCAGCGAGAGACGGGCGTGGCGCTCGCGCGCCCTGTCGAGAGCGCCGAGGTGCGCCTCAGTAACCTCGATGCCGCGCGACCGCGCGGCGGCGACGAGCGCCTCCCCGCGCTCGACCTCGCGCAGGGCCTTGGTGAGCGGATCGTTCTTGCGCACATAGGCGTCGAGCTTCGAGCCGAGCCGTGTGATCGAACGCTCCTGAATGTCGGTCTGACGCGTGACGAGCTCCGCCGCCTGGCGCGCGGATTGCTGTGCGCGGGCGAGATCGTCGAATTGACGCGCGGCCTCGCTGACGCCTTCGGTCTTTTGGACGTAGCGCGCTTCCTGGACGAGGGCGGAGAGCTTCATGCGAGCATCACCAGAATGGCGGGCTGTCGGCGCGCACGGCGATCGCGTCGGCCGCGGCGCGCTCTCCCGCTGCGCGCCGCCCAGGCGTCGAGCGCGGGCGCCGGTCCCTCGGGCTCGGCGAAAGTGAATTTGATCCGCGCAATATTCGAGAAGCGCGCGTTCGCCATCGCCGCGACCGCCTCATAGACATGGCCGGGCGCATAACCTTCAAGCCCGCGTTCGATCTTGCGCGCATAGGGGACGGTGGAGAGAAACAGAACCTCTCGCGCGCCGATCGCCTTGTCTTGATCGTCGATTTCGACGCCGTCGGCATAGATGCGCATCGATCTGCGATAGGCGCCGGTCAGCGCCGGGCCGGCCTTCGACAGAAGATCGGCGATATAGGCGATGACGCCCGCGCCAAGCTCCCAACGCGCGACGATTACGCTGTTTTGCGTCGCGACGCGCAGATTGGGCGTTGCATGCCCGTCGACAAAGGTTCGATAGGCGACGTCGCGGCCGAGCGCCGCGTCATTCGAGGCGTCGATATCGGCGATGCTCGCCGCCGCCATGCGCGCGAAGGCCTGCGCGCGCGTTTGTGGCGAGAAGACGCCTGATCCGTCGAAGACGATGCGGCGATCGACGACCGGGAATTTGACCTGCGCCGCCATCAGTTTCCGTCGCCTGTCCTTTCGCTCATATGCGCGATGAACGCCGCATCCATGCGCCGGATGAGCCGATGAAAGCGGGCGAAGTCGTCTCTGTCGTCGAAGCCGTAGCGCGCCGCATAGCGATCGATCGCCGTGAAGGGAATGGCGCCCGGAAGCCCCAGCGCGCCATAGGGCCGGTCGCCGGTCAGCTCCCAAAAGGCGTTCCACAGCAAGCGCAGGCTTTCGTCGATGGTCGGTTGGCTCGTCAGCGCCTTCGGCCGCTTGCCGGTCTCAGCCAGGCCGCGCAGGAAGCTCTCCTGCGCGCCCCATTGCAAGGCCCAGTCGAGGGCCTCGATCAGTTTTTTGCGTCTCGCTCTCCCTCGGCGAGTTCGGCTTCGCCGACGCGCGTCGACGCCGTCAGAATGTCGTTGCGCAGGACGGTAAGTTCGGGATCGGCGAGCAGTTCGCGGCGCTTCTCCAGGGAGAGGACGATCGGCATATCGTCATCGTCGCTGAGGCCTTCGGAGTCGATCCAGATCACTTCCGACAGAATGCGCAATTCGATCTCGTCTTCGGCGGCCTGGCTTAATCCGTCGATGCGTTCGGCGCGCGGGATTTCGGCGATGAGTTTCGCGCGCAGCGCCTGCGCGTCGCGGCAATTCAGCGCCTTGAGGCGATGCCGCACGCCCGGAAGCACCTTGCTCTTGACCCATGAGCCGCCTTCCATCGCGGCGGTCGCCTTCTTGATGTGCGAAAGTTTCACGCAGCGTCTCCTTCGCGGATGATAGGCTTCTCGGGCTTCGCCGGCGCGGTGGCGCATTTGCGCGCATGGCCCTTGCTGACGATCAGTTCGGCGAAGTCGTCAGGGAGTTCGAGCGTCGCGCCCTTCTCGTAGACCGTGGCAGACGCTTCGGTTCCGTCGGGGAAGCCGGTGAAGCTTTCGAGGATCTCGACCTTGGTCATGCGACGGCCCTCGTGATGCTGATCGATGCGCCGATGCCGGAGTCGTAAACGGCGCGAAACGGAATCGCATACATGACGTCGTCGTTCCTGCCGCCGATCTGGCGCGCGCCGTCGAGGAGGCGCGCGGCCGGCATGCTGATCGTGTATTTCTTGAGCGTCACCGCGCCGATGGTGAGATTGAGCGCCCCCAATGCGTGATCGAGCACCGCCTGCGCCAGGGCGTTGGTTTCGAAATAGACCTCCATCGTCCCAGTGACGTCCATCGATCCGCGCCCGTGCTCCTGCGAATAGAGCGAGCCGACGCTGTCGCGCACGCGGCGGTTAGACGTGATCCGCAGATTGACGTTTTTGACGATCGGCGTCGGCGCGAGGCCGACCACGGAAAGGCCGCCGACAGCGACAGAGGTTTCGGGCTTGTTATTGCTCGGCGCGGCATAGGTCGCGCCGGCGATGATGGCGGCGGCGAGCGTCTGCTGCGTGCCGACGATCTCCATGCTCCCTCTGACCAGGCTGCGCGAATTGATCGCGAGATCGAGGACGCCGACCTTGCAGTTCTGGAAGCGCGCATAGGCGAAGGCGCCGCCGCCGATATCGTCCGTCTCTTCGAAGAGAAACAGCCCCTCGGTCACACCGTTCTTGAGCACGTCCGCGGTCCATGCACCGCACAGCGCATTGGCGATGAGATCGTCGTGATCGCCGTAGACGAGTTCGAAGGCATAGGAGCCGACCACATCCTGGCCGGTCTGCGGCTCGTCGCGAATATTGCCGTCGGCATGGGCTTCGTCCGAGACTGCGGTCGCCTTTTGAGTGCGCAGGTTGCCGCTGGTCCGGCGAAGGGTCTTGAAGGTCGGATTCGCCGGCACAGCGTCGAAGGTCGACTGCGCGACATAGGCGATGCGCGTGCGGGACGTCGACACAATGGACATGTGAGGTCTCCTTCTTGCTAGCCAGCGACGTCGTAGCGATAGGGCACAGCGAAGCTCATCTCGAAGTAAGCGCCTCTGTCGCTTTGCTCATCGACGGAGGGCGGAGACGCTTCCCAGGTCACGCCGGCGCCGTCGGCGAATGTCCTGCCGCGCAGGGCCGCGCGCAGCGTGTCGATGCGCTGCGCCCATGGCGACTCCGGCGGGTTGATTCCCAATCCGATTGGAATGGCGAGGCAGACATGCGCCGCGCCTTCTTCGCGATAGATGTTGGCGCCCGGCGCGCCGACGCTGGCCTGTTCCTCTCTCGCGACTGGAAAGGTCACGATCAGGAAGGCGGCGCCGTCACTCGGAACCTTCCCGGAGCCGTTCAAGCCCATGATCGGCGTATGCGGCCAGGCCGCTTCGATCATGGTCTTGAAAGCGTCGACGACGGCGTAAGACGCCATAGGCTACGCGCCGGCGAGTTCGAGGACAAAAGCGATCAGCACGCCGGCGACGCGCCGCGTGGCGTCGTCGACCGAGTGAATGACGAGCGTCCTTCCGTTCCAGACAAGCCGATCCTGCTTTTCGAGGAAGGGCAGGGGAAAGCCGCTCGCCTCGACGTCTTCGGCGAGAACGATCGCGCTCCGAATGCCCTGCTGAATCGCTCCGTCGAAATCGGACGGCGTGAAGCCCTCGACGCGTCCGCGCGCCGCATAATCGCCGGCGCCGAGGCCGGAGAGGCGGCGCAGGACAAAAGTCTCGCCGTTGCGCATCTGTCGGCGATAGGCGGCTCTTGCGGCGCTCGGAGTCATGGCGCGGGCGCCGTCTCGGTCCTGTCGCCGGCGAGCGCGCCCAAGGCGCCCGACAGCCGCTGGGCGTCGCCGGCGGCGCGCGCGGCGAAGTCCTCATAGGCCTTGCGCCATTCCTCGGCGGCGTTGAGCGCCGCGTCGCGCTGTTCGATCGCCGCGTCGCGCGCCTTGAGCGCCGCGTCCAGTCTGGCGCTGGCGGCGTCCTGTCCGCCGTAACGTTCGACGATGGTCTGAGAAACGCTGTCGAGCACCGCCATGGCGGCTTCATATTTCTCAAGCGGAGTCATGCGCGGCTTCCTCGAGCGGCCGATGCGAGAGCCTCTGCCAGCGGCCGAAACCGGCGAAGGTCAGAGCGCCTTGACGACGTAAGGCGCGAGGAGATTGCGGGCGGCGTTCGACGCGAGGATCGCCTGTCCGCGATCGTTCTCGGGCGTCGTCCATTCCATGGAAGAGACGCCGAAGACGGTTTCCTTGGCGAGCGTCGGATCGCGTCCGCGTCGCGCATAAAGCGCTGCGGTCTCGAGAATGACCGCCTGTCTGATCGCCTCGGGAACCGTCGCGAAACCGGCGGTGAAAGCCGCGGTGACCGGGCCGGGACGGTTGCTCAGCGCCGGCAGCGCCGTCTCGCGATAGATGACGATCGTGTCGCCGCCGGGCTGCTTGATCGGCGCGCTATGTCCGGCGCTCGGCACTGTCTGATTGGCGTGGGCCTGGTCGCGGTAGGAGATCATCGCCGCCGAACAGTCGGGGAAGGGCAGAAGCAGGATCCGATCGCAGGGCCAGGCGCGATAGTCCTGCGCCCATTGCTGCGCGACGACGCAGCGCCCGAGATAGCCGCCATAGCCGTCGATCATGCCCATGACCGCGGCGATGAGGCTTCCAATGATCTGGTCGTCGGTCGCGCCGGAGATGTCGAGATGCGCCTTGACCTCGCCGATGGAGACGGGAGTCGTCGCCGGCGGCGTGAGGATGCGCGGCGCGAACATCAGCGCGGGCGGCGCGGCGGCAGAACGATCCTGGGCGCGCCGCTCGTTTCGCCTTCGCCGACTTGCTGGCCGGCCTCGCCGTCATTGCCCGCGGCGCTCGGGTCCGTTTGTTCGCCGTTCTCGCCCGCGTTCGGCGCGCCGTCGCCGGTTATTTCCGCGAGCAGGCCGAGCGCGCGCGCCGATTCTTCAAGCTCCGGCGGGCAGTCTTCCCCGGCGGCGATGATGCGCGGATAGATTTCGCCCAAGGGGCAGCATTCGAAATCCTTCGCAAGTTTCATGGCGGGATCCTTTGGCGCGGAAAATCGCCGGGCGACGCGCGTCGCCGGGCGTCTCTTGGTCACTCGTTACGCGGCGATGTTGAGCGCCTTCAGCACGTCGGGATTGATGAGCCCACCGCCGACGCGCTTCGTCGTGTAGAAATGGACGTAGGGCTTGTTGGTGAAGGGATCGCGCAGCACGCGCACGCCCGTGCGATCGATGATGAGATAGCCGCGACGGAAATCGCCGAAGAGGATCGGCTTCGCGCCCGCCGCGATATTCGGCATGCCGGGCATTTCGGTGATCGGATAGCCGAGCAGCTGCGCCGGCTGTCCCGCCTGATAGGAGGGCTGCCAGAGATAATTGTCCTGGCCGTCCTTGAGCTTGCGCACGGCGGCATGGGTGGCGCGATTCATCACGAAACGCGCCGCGCCGCTATATTCCGAGGGCAGTTCGTAAGTGAGATCGAGAATGCCGTCGGAGGTGAGCGCGGCCGCGGCGCCGGAATTCCTGGTCAGAATCGCGCCCCAGGGATGCGTCGCCGCATTGGCGCCGCCGGTGATGTAGGTGAGGATCCCGTTCGGCTTGTTCGCTCCATTGCCGGTTAGAAACGCAACGCCTTCCTGATAGGCGAATTCTGTGTCGACCTCCGCCGCGAGCCAGTTCTCGAGATCGATTTCAGCGTCGTCGAGGATCTGCTGCGTCGCCGCCGGATTGGCGTAGAGCTCGCCGGTGTTGAAGGTGAGCGTTCCCAGGGTCGGCGTCGCGGTCGCGGGACGCGTGTCAGTCTCGCCGACCCAGCCCGATGTCGTCCCGCGATTGTTGAAGAGTTTCGAAAAGCCGTTGGTCGAGATCGTCATCACGCTGCAGATGGCGCGCATCGGCGAGATCTGGATCAGCCGATCGGCGATCGTGCGGTCCCATTCGACCGGGGTCAGATAGCCGCCTTCGGAGGCCGCGCCCTTGTTGAGCGAGGCCTGAACGTCGCCGCGGCGCATATGGGCGAGAAAGGATCTTGAATAGTCGGCGTCGCGGATTTTTCTGCCGCCGCCGAGTCCCGCCATGGCGAGATTGGCGATGCGCTCATTCTGCTGATCGAGCGCCGCCTGCAATTCGGCGAGCGCGGCGTTGATGCGGTCGACTTTTTCATTGCGCACGACGTCTTCCTGGCCCTTCGCGAGGTCGGCGAGGCGCTTGTCGTTTTCGGCCTTGAACTCGTCGAAGGCCTTGTTGAGGCGCGCGAGGATCGTATTGGCGTCGCCGGCGTCGGCGCGCAGGCTCGTTGCGCCGCGGAAGGCCCGCGGCGGGAGATGTTTCGACATGGTTGTTTCCTTTAAGGGGTGAGTGCGGAGAGCAGCCGCTCGGCGGCGGCGAGATCCAAACCAGCGCGAGGCGTGGCGGGTTCGGCAGCGTTGCGCATGCCGGCTTCACGAAACAGTTTGCGGCGCTCGGCGCGCGCATTGGCGTCGCCAGTTTCCGGCGCTTTCGTCTCTCCGAAAGTCGAGTCGGCGAAGCCTTTCGCCAGCGCCTCCTTGGCGTTGATGAAGGTTTCGGCGTTCATCATCTGGGCGACCTCGGCGATGT